CACTTCTATTGGAAGCAGTGCGTTTCGATATTGCGGCGGCTTTGGGGGCGATTTAATAATCCCCAATTCCGTTACCTCCATTGGAAGCAGTGCGTTTCGATATTGCAGCGGCCTTGAGGGCGATTTAATAATCCCCAATTCTGTCACTTCTATTGGAAGCTATGCGTTTCGATTCAACAATTATGTATCACTTACAATTGGAACTTCTGTCACATCCATTGGAAGCTATGCGTTCGCGGACGGCCTCATAAGCAGCGTCATACTCACAGACGGTAGAACAGCCATTCAGGATAGTTTTGCCAATAGTGCCAAACTATCTGGCTCTCTCACAATTCCCGCATCCGTCACCTCAATCGGCGACTATGCGTTTGCATACAACCTTCTAACAAGCATTGTTATTCCCGATTCTATCACCTCAATTGGGCAAGGAGCGTTTCGAGACAATTTAATAACAGGCGTCACTATTAGAAACTCTGCAACAACTATTGGAGGCTCTGCATTCGCAGGTTGCTCCGGCCTTACAGTTGCCTATCTTAATCAACCTATAGGCTCCATTGGCAGCTATGCGTTTTATGCCACGTCAATCACCGATGTCTATATCGGCCCAGACGCTACGGGTTACACGCTAGGCTCTGGCCAAACCATTGGAGACAAGTCCGGCATCACTGTATCAACTTGGACTAACTATCCTAACGTTCCATAAGACAATGAGCATAGAGCAAGTAAGAAACGAAAGAGGAGTAAAGCTAACCATGAGCGAGTTAATCGCCGGTGTGGCTTTAATGGTTACAATGTTTTCCGCGCTGAATGGATGGATTGTTTTGCCTGAACAAATGCGCTCAATACAAGCTAACGATGTAAAGCAGGACGCAAGGATTGATCTGATGAGTAAGGAAAATCAAATAAGGTCAGAGACATTGGCCCGAATTGACGAGCGCACAAAAAGAATCGAAGATTACTTGAAGTCCAAAGGATTTTGAGATAGATTGAAAACCTATGAAATCATTACTCGCAAAACTTGCTGGAATCTCCAGCGCAATCTTCAACTTCTACGCACCCATCCTCAAGAGTGTGTTTGTGTCTGGCGCAGCCGCATTGCTACCCATCGCACTTGAGATTGTTCGCTCGCTTGCCGATACGAACAAGACAGGCGCACAAAAGCGCGAAGCCGCCGTCAAGCTTCTCACCCAAACGGCAACCAAGAGGGGAATTGACGCCGCTGAAAGCGTTATTCGCTTCACCATCGAGTCCGCCGTTCAAAAGCTGAAAGCCGAATAATGAAAGAAAAACTTATTCAGTTCTTGGTGTCAAAGGCTGGCGGAATCATTACCCCGCTCATCGCCGCTGGTGTTAGCTGGGTGGTGGCTAAGATCGCCTCGTTCGACCCGAACCTCGCCAGCACGGTTGACCAATCGGCAATTGTCGCCTTTGTCTGGGCTGGCATTATGAGTGGAGTAAACTACTTCACCAACGCCAAGCAGACCCAAGAGGTTAAGAAGATTCAGGCTGTCGTCAATGTCGAGCAGGATGGATGGTTCGGCCCCGAAACCTACACAGAAGTTCGCAGGGCCATTCCTGCCAAAAAGAAATCAAACCCAATTCGCCGCAAACGGTGAGCAAACAAATAAAAAAGGAGCATCTTCGTGAAATATTCATCCACCCCCCAGAAAAAGAAGATAGCCGCCCCTTCCTTGTCCGCCTCCTCGCCTCAATCAAGTTCTCAGTTAAAGGGCGGATACAGGGAGGGAAGATTACCAAACACTTCGGAATCAGAGGTGGAGCGGATTTTTAGGCGTTGGGACATTGGCACTCGCAGTTGCCCTTGGAAAAAATGAGCAATGTGGAACGCGATCTTGAAGCTGTTTGGAAAGAGATCAAAAAGTGGCCAGTCACCACACTCGCCGAACTCTGTATCCGTATCGCCAATACCATCCACTCCAAGCGTGAGCGTCAAAAAATATCCAGAGGCGAGAAAAAACACGCCCAATAAAAGCGGCTCCCTAATCAAGCCCGAAGCAATCGTTCTCCACCATTCGGGTGGCTCTTACGCTGGAGGCGTGGACTGGATAATGAATCCAGCGTCTAAGGTAAGTTACCACTGCTTAATCGCCAGAGATGGCCGCAGAACCGTTTTTGCCGACGACCGAATGAGAACATGGCACGCCGGCAAAAGCCTCTGGAAGGGCCGCCCAGACCTCAATAGCTGGTCAATAGGTGTTAGCTGGGAGGGCGACACATATCTTGAGCCGCTTGGCGAGGACGCCATTGCTTCTGCTATGGAATACATCTTGCCAAGAATGAGGAATTGGAATATTCAACCCAACATGGTTTTGGATCACCGCATGGTTTCCCCAAGCCGAAAAACGGATATTGCCCCAATGGAATACGGTCGTGTAATTTCAAGAATTCTCAAAGAGTTGTATGCAACAAAATAACAAAAAGAAAAAGCAAAAGCCCAAGCAAAATCAATGTCCGTATTGCGGAGACAAAAACGTTGACACGGTTTACGTCAAACATGTGGGTGTATTGAGAATCTGTAAAAATTGCAGGGAGGAATTTTAATGGGGCGAGACGAAAAACTTGTAGAAATTTTGAACAAACTCTGCCATGAGCTTGTCGAATATGTCGATGCAGGCTACGTTGTTGTTACCTACAAGGAAGCCAGCGAAACCAAAAATGCTTTTATTAAATTTGGCAATGACTACACAATTGATGGTCTTATATCGAATATCCACGACATCATGTATTCCCAAGACGACATTGACGAAATTGATGACGACGACGACAATGATGATGACGGCGGATTAAAAAATGTTTTGAAGAAAAACATCGAATAAACACACAACCAACACAACACATGAAAATATATCTGGCTGGCCCGATGACGGGTTACACCCATTACAATTTCCCTGCATTCTTCGCGGCGGAAGAAAAACTCAAAGAACAGGGATACGAAGTAATAAATCCCGCAAGATTGGATTCTGAGGCGGGATACGACCCAACTCATCCAGATTTCGTTATGGACGAGGAGTTCTTGCTTGGAGCTGCCAAGCGCGATCTTATTGGACTTATTAACGCAGATGCCATCGCCATGCTGCCAGATTGGGAGAAAAGTAAAGGAGCCAAGGCAGAGCTTGCTGTAGCCCAATGGCTGTGCAAGAAGGTGTATCTCTACCCATCAATGGTGGAACACGGAAAAGAGTCCATTCTTGACCAAGCCAAGCGCATTACATCGGGCGACCGACAAAAGGACTACGGCCACCCAACGGAGAACTTCAAGAGAATCGCAGACCTGTGGAACATTTACCTTGGAAACCGCAAAGAGGGTGGAAACATTACAGTTGAAGACATTGCTTGGATGATGGTATTGCTAAAGATTGCCAGAGATCAAAACAAAACAACATACGACAACTTGCTGGACAGCATTGGATACGTCAGGACGCTGGCCATGATTCGCGGTTTAGAATAACAATATGAGCAACAAAATCAAACGTCGACGTTTATTCTTTGACATCGAAACATCTCCAAACGTTGTGTTCTCTTGGAGAACCGGATACGAGCTGCGAATCCCCCATGACAACATTTTGGAGGAAAGAGCCATCATCTGCATCTGCTACAAGTGGGAGGGGGAACGCCATGTCCATTCTTTGACGTGGGATGAAAACCATTGCGACAAAAAGATGGTTAAGGAGTTTTCGGAAATCGCAAATTCCGCCGAAGAAATCGTAGGACACAATGGAGACCGTTTCGACATGAAATGGCTCAAGACTCGATGCCTCTACCATCGCGTTCCCATGTATCCAAAGTATGTTACCTTAGACACCTTGAAGATTGCCCGCAACCAATTCTTGTTCAACAGCAACAAGCTTGATTATATTGCCAAGTTTTTGGGCTTCGGCGGAAAGATGGACACGGGAGGTTTTGATTTGTGGAAATCAATTGTCCTCAACAAGGACAGAAAGAGCCTTCGGAAAATGGTGGACTATTGCAAGCGTGATGTTGTTTTGCTTGAGCGCGTTTACCAAGAACTCCGAACTTACGCCAACCATCAATACAATTACGCGGTTGCTAATGGCGGAGAAAAATACGATTGTCCCAATTGCGGAGAAACAGACGTGTATTTGTCCAAAACCCGAACCACTGCCGCTGGCACGGTAAAGAGACAAATGATGTGCAAATGCTGCAAAACGTTTTACACTATCAGCAATCGCGCTTACGAAAACTACAAAGACAGTAAGTAGTTATACTTGTTCTCCGGTGTCTTTATCGTAAATACCTCCATAGGTGAAGTATTCTAGAGCCTTTATTCCAAGATTGGGGTATGAGAATATTGTTGGGTAATGCTGTCTCAACAAATCTTTGATTTCGTTTATTGTGTAAAATCCGTCTGGAGAGTAAACGGCATCCGTGTATTTTATTACTCTCACGGAGTTGCTTTTTCCGAGTATTGTTATGGTTGTAGATTGATCCGTAAGTTCAAACAGGCTACTAAATCCGGTAAAATCTGTAGTTCGGAAAATTCCAACAGCATCTCCGCTCACAATTGATATACCGGCATTAACGGGGTCGCCGTTTAAAAAGTTGTATCTAGTAATATATTGAAAAATCGGAGGGCCAAAAAGTGATACTAAAGCAACGTAAACCCTGTCTGGCTGTTCTTTTATTTGTCTAAAATTTAAACCAGTTCCATCGGTTGTATAGCCAAGAACCTGAAAGCCAAACTCATCAACAAATTGAGGCTCGATAACAACGCTTCCATTAACAAACGGATCAACTGGGAAATTTCCAATAAACTCGTAGTCAGGCTCTCCGCTGTCTATTGATTGCATTGTTGCTTCAAAATCAAATCTTGGCCATCCACCAGAAAGTAGCGGGAACAGCGACTCCCAAGGAGACTTTTTTGAACAAACCAAAGACCCCTCGTTCTGAATGTTCTCATCCAAAACACCATTTATTCTTGTAGCCGTTACCTCTGCCAAGACTGGCGTTTGATAGAAGGACTGGGACGTGATTGTGCCAGTAATACTTTCTTCTGTAAAAGTTAACGCACGCGCTCGCCAATAAAGCTCACATGCTGTGTTTATATCAATTTCAACCCACCCGCACCCGTTTCCAACAACAGGAATGTATTCGCTTGATGAGTTGGAGGCCAGTGTTATTACCT